GTTCAGCCCATTCATGAAAATCGTCTTTTGCACGAATATCATTAAAGTCTGGGTGAAGTTTTAAAAGTTCTACTTCAGCTTTTTCTTTTGCAATTTGTTCTTGTTGGAGTTGAATGTTTTTATATTTGTTTTCAAGCTCTGCAGTTTGAGTAGTAGCTTTGTCTATTGCTATAGTTTCCACCATATCATAGACATCGGGGTACTCTTTTCTCCATGCCTCTAACTCTTCTTTAGATTTAGGTGGCACAAATTGTTTAGTGCTAGATTCTAATTGTGTACGCAAAGATTGAAGTTCATCCTTGTGTTTATTAATTGTAGAATCATAGTGTTTTTTCAAATCGTCATAACGTTTCTTAAAAACACGATCTTCAGCTTTTGCAGGGCGTTCAGCGATAGGAGTAGCCTGTTGATCTAATTTGTCTGCAGTCTCTTCAGATGCATCGGTGTCCTTCTGTTCGGTTGCTGCTTCTGCTTCCTTTTCTTTTTGTTCCCTTTGAAACTTGGCTAACTCACCTTTTGCAAATGCCTCAGTTTCTGCATCATCTTCTTCTCTGATTTTGCTATAAGGATTTGTATTGGGTGTACTAGCTTTAGTTTCTTCAGAAACTTTTTTTTCTTCTTCCATTATTTTTACCTATTGGTTGAGTGCCTTATGGATAAGGGTAGCTCTATTCCATAATTATTGTGGGCTGATACTAAGAAATAGCCATTGTATCAGAATCTATAGCGTCATAATTAACGTCAGACTCTGGTGCTTGTACCATTTGTGTATCAGGTGGCACAGTTGTTTCTTGTTCCATCTGTCCAGCTAAATCAGATACAAAACTTTGTATTGATTCCTGTTCAGTTCCAGGGTATTTTCTACTAGCAAAATTTTTTACTATAGAAACTGGAAGAACAACATTTTCTTCATCTTTAGTAAATTGCTTTAACAGAGGTTCTATCTCTGGTGCAACTTTACTTAAGACAGTACTAACAGATGGAGATAGGACTGTGCTTAATACAGCCTTATCTTCATTTGTTAAATTTTCTACCTTTTGTAATAAACCCTCTTCTCTAGGTGTATTTTGTGGTGCAGGTTTTTCTACAACTTGTGCTGGTTTATCTTTTGCCATACCTGCTGGCATTTTTATATTAGACATATCTGGTGCTTCTATTTTAGGTGGTGCCGCATTAACCATTCCTGTCATACTTACTGTGCCTTTCATATCTTTAATAGCCATTATTTACCCCCTAACCAATAGCAGATAGGTTCAAATATTTTTCTATATATTCTACCTAGTTTATCAGATTTTTTATTTCTCATAATTTGAAACATATCTGCAGTTACATGCCTTCCCATATGTTCTAAAATTTTTCTAACTATTGTATTAAATACACCTTCTTTTTTAGCAATATTAACTAGAGGTAAAAATACTTTATGATATCCTTTTTGATATTCTGCAGAATAATCTTTATGAAATTTTAACCAAATTTTATTTCTAAATGATCCAAATCCATATCTTTGATTCATCATAGTACAAACTATTTTACCACCGCCAGTAGGTCCACTACCACCACTTTCTCCTGGTTTAGTTGTACCTTTTACTGGTGCAGCTTTTTTAGATGCTTTATAATCTTTTTCTTGCTCTTTCATTTTTTGAGTATCATCATAAAATTTATCACCAGGTTTATAACCTTTTCTATCAATAGTTTTTTGTCTTGTTTCTAATCGTTTAGCACCAGCTTTTTCTAAATTACCAAACTTAGATACTCTATTAAATCCTGCATATAAATCTGTTGCTGGATTACCACCAATTCTACCATCACCTCTATCTGTAAAATAAGTTTTAGCATGTGCAACTGCTCCTGGTGAATCACCTACTGGTCTACCTACTGCATCTAATACCGCCATCAGAGGTGTTTTAACATTTTTAAGTGATGTATTTATTGAATTAGTAAAAGTTTTTAATGCTGATTCTTTTGGTTTAATATCTGCTCTAACTTTAGTTCCAGCATCTGCTTCTAAATCTGCACCTGCAACTGTTCTACCTGGAAATGAACCACTAGCAAAGCCAGCTTCTTTTGCAGCTCTTGTTGCTGATATTGTTGGGTCTGCTTTTATGCCTAACATTCCACTAGCAAAATCTGCTTCTTTTGCAGCTCTTGTTTTTGATGGCTCTGCTGATACACCTAAAGTTCTAAAATTAATATCATCAGGTACAATATTTAATTTTGTATCACCTGGTAAGTTCATTTTATTTTTATAAAGATCTTTTAAAGATCCTTGTAATTCATCAACTGTTATTGTTTGATTTGGTTTAGTTGCTTCTAAATCTTCTACTTCTCTAGCTATTTGATCTACACCACCTACAGGATTGTTAAATCGTGTGCCTTGTTTAAATCTATCACCTAAAAAATCTTCTTTTCTAATAGGTCTATCAAATTTAAAACCAAATAATCCTGGAGGTTCTTTTTTTTCTACATCTACACTTAAATCTGGTAAAGTAGTTTGTCTTTGTTTTTGTGCATCTTCTACAGTAGATTTACCAAATACTCTTTCAGTTGGATCTTTAATAGATACTTTGTCTTCAGTTTCGTCAAATTTTTCTGCATCAAATGTTCCTGGTAAAATAGTCTGTCTTGCAAATTGTTCACTTGCTGTATCAGGATTAAAGTCACTTAAATTTCTACTAAGTTTTGTAGCTTCTTGTAGCATATCACCTGTGGTATCTGGCTGATTATCATCACCAGTTTGAAATGCCATTTGAGTTTGTTTTTTTAATTCATCTACACCTCCACCATCAATAGGAAACTTTGTAATAGGTCCAATTGTTGGTCGATCTATTTTTACTGTAGATATATCTGGTAAAGATAAACTATTAATAGTTTCAAGTCCAACTACTTTTGTAGTATAATTACCACTAGCATCTCTTACGAGTTCTATTGTTCCTGGTCGTACTCTATTTGGATTAAATGTTTTAGCCATTATTTATTTTACTGTGTTTGTTCGCCTCTTGGAGGTTGAGTATTTGCCGCACTAAAGCCAGCTTCCCCTGGCATTGGTACATCGCCTGTACCGATGTTGCCACCTCCAGCTCCCGTTGGATCTGTTGGCGAAGCTCCTGTAGGTACTTCTCCAGTTGGTGCCATTTGACTTTGTCCTCTAGCAGCGGCTGTATTGTTTTGAGTTCCATTTACCATCCCCATTATTTGTGCATAGATCGCAGCTTTTTCTGGATCATTGATTAATTGTTCAGGATCAATATCTAAAGATTTAGCAATCTCTGTTAAACAAGTATGCCATTTAACAAACGGTGCAAGTGCAGGGTTAGATGCAGTTTGCATGAATGTCATTAATCTTTGAGATCTAACTTCTTTCTGCATTAGAGAAGAAGTTCCTTGAGCTTTAATTTCAAGGTCACCTTTTATATGTGGAGCATCATCATTAAATTGCATATTCCAATAAAACAATGATTGTCCTAGGGGCTTTAATAAATAGTCATCTATATTTTTGATAACTGTTTTAATACTTAAAGCTGCAGCACCCATCAACATAGACATACCAGATGCAGTTCTAGTTGTAGACTGCACTCCAGTTGCACCATGTGAATATGATGGTATGCCTGTAGCTTCATCTGCAAGTTGTCTAAACTTGTCAAACATCTGTAAATTCTCATATGCAGTATTAGGAAATTTAACTCCATGTACTGCTTGTCCTGTTTGTCCACTTTGTCTTCTAAATATTTTACCAGGAAATACTTTCATGTCTTGACCAGGTACTAGCATTGTTTCATCAACATCAAATACTAAATTACCTGCAAGTGCTAAGTTATCAATAGCCATTCTCGCATGACCATTCATAACCATTTGAGAGTCTTCCATATTTTCTGGTATACCTACACCAAAGAATTGATATGGATTTAATTCATATGGACAAACTAAATATGGTAATCTAGTTGGAGTAAATGGATTCTCTACCATTCTTAAAACTTCATTACCACATATCCAAACGTTGACTGATACTACATCACCTGTAGCTTCGTAAACTAAACCACATTCATCTGCAGTCTGTCTATCTATCATTCCCCAATATTCTAAAACTTCAAATCTGTTTTTATAAATATTTGTAATATTTTCTCTATCATATAATGAAGATTCAAATCCTCTTGTTTGATAGTTAGGACCCATCTCTAAACATTTTTTAACAGCTTCTGCATTAAACATAGGTTTCTCTGCAAGATCTTCAAACTGTTGTTTATTGTAAGAATGTCTTTGAATTACATAATCACAATCATGAATGTTTGTAGCATTTGGATCTGGATAAAAATCCCAGCATGATACAGCTTCTATACTTGGTACACTTTTTACTTTTGTAACATGCACATTAGCAACATTACCTTCATCATCTTCCGATGTATCGAATGAATGATACTCTTTTACATCTGTAAATGGTCCTTTTAAAATACCTGTACCTAACAATGCCATTTCAAAAAATACATGTCTTAGAATTGTAATAGCTTTACTTTCTTCTAACTGATCATGTAATATTTTTTCCATTGCTTCAGCAGCCATTTTTGCTGGCTCTATCTGTGGGCCACCTGTATACGATGGTCCATCTTCAAAACCTAAATTTTCATATTCCATATTTAGATTTTTCATCAAATCATTAACAGTTGCACCTGGTGGTATATTTGCACCATCACCATTAAATCCATATGGATCTCTTGGTTGTTCAGGTTGCCCT